GGCCGGTTAAAGCCTTCAACACGCATGGTAGCCAAAGTTATGCAAAAGAACAGCAATGACTCTAGCTCAAATGTGAAACCACATCCCATAGATGAGAATTTATGATACTTAAACTCCTTACCTTCTAGCAAACCGTTCTTCGAACGTAAGCTATCTAGTAAGGAAAACCACTCGCGTGGTAACAAAGCCTCAACTACTGACGTCGACACAGTGTCCGACGCCATGGCTAAGTCAATAGTAGCTAGGGGACCGGCACCTGTGTCGATCCCCATACTACCTAACTTAGCAAAGTTTTGGTTTTTGCCTTGGCTTGTGAGGTCAACACCCCACTTGCGAAGACGCGTTTTTAAGTAACTTCCAACCCCGGTCTGGATAGCTAAAGAACCTGAAGGTTCGATAGCTATTGCCCGATCGGTTTTGGAATTTTTTGGAACGAAGGTGACGCGATTAGCTGATACGATCTTAATCTTACGCAGTAATGCGGCATGATTAACAACGGAGCAATTGTTGGTATCACCCACTCCAGGAACGCTTTCGCATTCTTGTCGTGTTAATTCCATGATTTGCTCATTACCAGCTATCCACCGACTAACCAAAGCATGACTCGCTGGGGAACACGTAATAGTGTCCGCCATCTTGAAGTACGCAGTTGTTTCTTGCGCGCTTCGGTCCGAGCCTGGGTTATGACTTACCCCAGATCCATGTTTTGACATTCTCAAAATAGAGTCCAAATCGACGTCACCCAAAATTTGGTGACATATCTTTCTAGCTTCCATCATGACGGCTGTAGGCGCAACAGAGTTGCGCTTCGATTCACTAATATAACTAGACTTGTATTGGGCAAAACGCATATTTGTGCGTTTACACCAACCTTCAGCCTGATTAAAGCGAACAACCGCGGCAGAGCGACATTTTTGTTGATCTCCAGTAAAAGGAAACTTCGTTAAAAGTTCACCGATCTGGTATGCATTTCCAAATGCTTCAGTCTGTGATTTTAAAGTCAAGGCCTCTCGATACGTTTCCGAGAGATCTTTAACCAAAGGGACCACTGTCTTATCGCGATTTCGGCACATGCCAATCACGCGATTTCGAACAGACTTACTCATAAAGCATGTTTCATGCTGCACTAAGACCTCAAGCGCCCGAAAGGGGAACTTGTCGGTTTGGGTTGGTCTGAACCTATGCAAAGCAT